GAGAACGAGAAGCAGGCCGAGTCGCTCCTGAAGTCCGCTGACGCCTACCGGTTGCTCACCGAGCGCGGCGGCCTGGCAGCGAATGTTGCTGCGGCGTATCTGGAGGAACTGCAGCGGCAGGGTGAGGAGACGTCGTACATCGACGCCGCCCGAGATCTCGTGGCGATGCTCGAGGAACAGGAGCGGTACTTCGCTCTGGTGACCGCTCTGGGCGGCGAGTACGGCGACGCCATCGAGGAAACCGCCGGCCAGCAGGAGGTGTTCTCACGGGCGATCGGTCTCACGAACGAGGCGGTCCAGAACATGATCGGCCCGCTCGACGCCTGGGAAGACGCCCAGGCACGGGTACGGGAAGAGAACAAACTGCTCGCCGATAAGCTCAAGGGGTCCAGCGACGAAGCGGAGAACCTGCGGCAGCACATCCTCAGCACCGACGCCACCCTGAACGACTGGACGCAGTCACTGATCGAGCAGCGCCAAGCCATGCGTGAGTTCGGCGTGAACCTGCAGATCCTGGCGGACGAAGGGTTCTCTGCGCTGGTAGCCACGCTGCAGGAGATGGGCCCCGAGGGTGTCGGCCTGGCCGCTGAAGCGGTGCAGATGTGGGAGGACGGCCTGATCGACGACCTCGACGCATTGGAGGCTGAGCTGGCGTTCCGTATCGCCGCGATGGAACTCGGCCTTGACGTGGTCGGTGAAGCCCAACTGATCGAAGCGGCGTCGATGTTCTACACCCGCGGTGTGCTCATGGGTGAAGGGCTCGTGCTTGGCCTCAACTCCATGCAGAGCGCCGTCGAGCTCGCCGCGATTCAGCTCGGCAACAAGGCCGTGTCCGGCCTGGACTGGCCGATCGAGGTGGCGTCACCGTCGAAGCGCACCATGCGTTCCGGTGTGTGGTTCGGTGAAGGATTCGCGATCGGTATCGCTTCGACCACCCCGCAGGTTGAGGCTGCGATCGGCGAGATGATCGGCCCGATGTACGGCATGGGCGGCGACATCGAGACCGCCATGGAGGGCGCCAAGGCAGCGATCGAGCGGGCCGGGATCGAGGACTCGATCACTCGGATCATGGACGCGTTCATCGACGCCGAGAACGACGTGGCGTCCACCGGCAACGCGCTGGTCGAAGCCATGGATGAGGTTGCCCGGGCGGAGGAGGAAGTCACTCGGCTGCGCGAGGAAGCGATCCGGGTGACCCGTGAGGAATCCATCGCGATTCTTGACGCCCAGTCCTCGTACCGGGATCTCGGTGACGAAGTCCTCGAGCTGACCGCTCTGTACGACGCCATGGCGTCGTCGGGTCGGGACGCGATTGACGAGGTGTCGCTCGGGTCTGAGTTGTCGATGGCGCGCCTGGAGCGGTCACAGTTCCGCTACCAGGAACGGGTCCGTGAACTGACGAAGGAACTCGCGGATCTTGCCCGGCAGGGGAAGGACACGACCGAGGTGTCGCTCGATCTGCGGTTGACGAAAGCGCAGCTCGAGGACACCACGCTCCGATTGAACGTCGCTGAGCAGACCGCGATCAGTCACGGTGAGGATCTCGCTCGCACCCATGAAGAGCTGGAACGCACCACCCTCGAGCATGACCAGGCCGCCGACGATCTGGCGCAAACCATCACGGACAGCACCGGCCCCACCGATGACCTGATCCAAGCGGAGAAGGATCTCGCTGACGCGCATCGCGACGCCGAGCAGGCCGAACAGGATCATGAGGCCGCGATCCGGGATCTGATGGTCGCGGAACGGGATCTGCAGATCGACATGTTGCAGGTCATGCTCCGCATCGGTGACCTCATCGCGAAGGGTGGGGAGTGGCGCGGCGACATGGGACTGTCCGGTACCGCGATGACCGGGCTGGCGAACACGACCGGTGCGCAGGTCACGTCGATGGTGCTTGACTTCGGGCGCATGGCCACCGGGTTTCACTCGAACGCTCTGCGAGTCACGTCCTCGGCTGGTGCGATCACTCGGGCGATCAACGCGATCCCGGCGACGAAGAACATCACGGTCACCACCACGAACCGGTCGATCACCGTGCGCGGCACCACCAACAACGGAACGCAGGTCTCGCAGACCACCACCCAACGAGCGAACGGGACCACCAACCGGGGAACGGTCACCGCGCCGGGACTCAACTTCGAGTTCGAGTCCGGCACGCAGACCCTGGCCGGACGCGCGAGTGGTGGCAGTGTGTGGCCCGGTGTGCGCTATCTGGTGGGTGAGGGCGGCCCGGAGATCTTCGAAGCGGCGATGCCGGGCAACATCATTCCGGCCCGGGAAACCAGGGACATCATGCGTGGTGGTGACGGTCCGACGATGGTGCAGGCCGTGATCGAACTGGACTCCGAACCGATCGCCCGAGTGTTGGTGCCAGCGATCCAGAAACATGAGGGTGTGCGAGGCCGCCAGTTCACCCCTGACGAGAACGTGGGCATCTTCCGGTGATCACCGACAAGGCCCGGCTGGGTCGCGTCGAGCAGGCCCTGGATCAGCTGCGGCAAGCTGACTCCATCACCGACAAGCAGGCCCACCAGTTCGACCGGCTGCTGCGGCTCCGCACCGAACTGCTCGCCAAGATCGGCGGTGAACCCGACCCCGAGGTCGCTGACCCTGTCGCGGCGTATGACACGAAAGCGAAACGGACTGCTGCGCTCGCAGCGAAGGGGTTGGGGGCGAGGTTGCCGGACAGGACCCGAGACCGACGGTAGGGCGCATCTATCCTGCAGGTCTATGGCCGTCGGGGATATCCACGTTCACACCGGGTACGTCGCGGGCTGCCACTACGAGGTACGTCTCGAGGAACTCGTTGGGCACGCGGACTGGCAGCCCGCGCTGGCAGTGGTCGGGATGCGTACGCGAGGCCGCGGGTCGCTGTCAGTTGAGATGGTGTCTGGGATCGATGACAGCAAGGTCGAATGGGCCTCCGACGTTGACGCGGACGCCACGGATTGGGATTCCCACACCATGTCAGCGGCGGTGCGTACACGGGCGAGAGCCAAGGGGCGGCCGACGTGGACGGTGCGCGGCTCTACCGACGCACCCTCGAGGTCTGGTGGACGGACTCTGGCGGTGAAGGAACGGGCACTGGTGTCTGACGCCAGGCTGCGAGGGGCGCGCTGATGGCCATCGCCCGCCTCGACTCAGCGTCGTCGTCGACGTCCACCAGTTTCAGTTACACGGTGTCGTCCGGTACTGACCGACTCCTCGTGGTCACTGTGATGGCCGGTGCAGGTAGCGGCACACCGAACGTGTCCGGAATCACCTACGGCGGCCAGTCCCTGACAGAAGCTCTGCGCAACGCGTACGACAACATCGACGTTGAAATCTGGTACCTCGACGACGCGGGTATCGCAGCAGCGTCTGGCAGCACCGTGTCCGTGTCCTATTCGTCGGGGCAAGACGAGGACAGTTACGCTGCTGCGTCATACACGGGTGTTGACCAGACCACTCCGGTGTCGGAAACCAACAGCGACGGCAACGGTGGCAGCCCGAACCCGGCCACAGGGCACGACGTCACAGAGGCCGACGGCAACCTGGTGGTGTCCGCAGGTTGCGTGGAAGGCGTCGGGTCGCAGACCTGGCATTCGGACCTGACCGAGCAAACCGGGTTCACTGGCGGAAACATCTCGTCGTCGATGGCTGACCGGCTGTCCTCCACCGGCGGCAACGTTTCCTGTGAGCTCACGTGGGGTTCGTCCGGTACGCAGTCGCTGGTCTCTGTTGAGTTCGCGCAAGCCAGCGGCGGTGGCGGGTCTGTGGTTCCGATCATTCACCAGCAGCACATGGCAGCCTAGGAGTCACCATGCTTCACGACATTGTCAAGAAGGGCTCAACGAACCGGTCGGTCACGATCAAGATCATCGACTCCACCGATGGCACCCCTGAGACCGGAGTCGAGCACAACACCGCCGGTATCGATCTGTGGTACCGCCGTGAGGGCGCAGCGAAGACGTCGATCACCGAAGCCGCTCTCGCGAGCTTGACGACAGCGCACACCGATGGCGGTATCGAACACATCGGCGACGGCGTGTATCGCCTCGATCTTGCCGACGCGGCGTTCGCGACGGGCGCCGAGTACGTCGACTTCGGTGGCACCGTCACCGGCATGATTGTCATCGGTGGCCGTGTGCGTCTCGTCGACGTCGACATTGAGGACTCGGTGAGGGCCGGACTTACCGCGCTCCCCAACGCTGCTGCCGACGCCGCAGGCGGACTTCCGATCTCCGATGCCGGCGGCCTGGACATGGACGCCATCAAGACCGACACCGCCGCGATTCTCGTGGACACCGGCACAACGCTCGACGGGAAGATCGACACCATCGACACGAACGTCGACGCCATTCTCGCTGACACTGGAACTGATGGCGTGGTGTTGGCCGGCACCCCGAATGTGAACGCCACCCAGATCTCTGGATCGTCCGCCGCCGCTGACGCGCTCGAGAACATCTTCGGGAATCTCGACACGCAGATCAACGTCGCCTCAGCCACAACCACCACGATCGTGTTCGACGACGCCGCGCTGTCATCGGTGGACGACTTCTACAACGGAATGAGCGTGTTCGTGTACGGCGGCACCGGCGCGGGGCAGCAGCGCCGCATCGACGACTACGTGGGGTCCACGAAGACCGCCACGGTGTCACCGGCGTGGGGCACAACCCCGGACGCGACGTCCGACATCATCATCGTTGTGGGCCCCGGAGACCTGGCCGGCACCGCGCCGTCCGCAGCGGCGGTCGCTGACGCTGTGTGGGATGAAGCCACGTCTGGGCACACCGGTGCGGGCACGTTCGGTGAGCAACTCAAGACCGACGTGGACGCCATTCTGGCGGACACCAACGAGTTGCAGACCGACGACGTGCCGGGTCTGATTGCAGCGTTGAACGACCCGACAGCAGCGGCGGTCGCTGACGCTGTGCTCGACGAGCTCCTGTCTGGTCACACCACGGCGGGGAGTCTGGGTAAGGCGATCGCTGACATCGAGACCGATGCCTCCGCGATTCTGGCGGACACCGGCACGGACGGTGTGGTGTTGACCGCAGCGGAACGCACTGCTGTCGCCAACGCTGTGTGGGGTGTCACCTCGGCCGCTGTCGGCGCGGCGGTTGCTCTGGGGACGTCCGATATGCAGGCCATCATCGAACACCTCGCTGCCACCGCTGGGCACCTGCAGAAGCAAACCCAGACCGCGTCCACGTACACGTTGCGCAACGCCGGCGACACCGCCAACATCGGCACCTCCACCGTGTCGGATGACGGGACAACCTTCACGTTTGGAAGCTTCAGCTAGGGAGACCCTGTGGCTGTCGACACCGCTACCAAACGAGCAGGCGCACTCAAGTTCCCCACACCAGGCACCGGGGTGCCCGACGGCACGATCGACGCCACCGACCGTGCCGTCACCATCGGCGCATGGCTCGCAGCCGCGGCGGCGACTCCTGGTCTCGAGATCACATTGGAGGTGGCGTGGGGCACCGCGGAAGACACCGTCCCATCGTCGTGGACGGACATCTCCGACTACCTGTTCGCGCGCACTGACACGTCCCAGTACCTGTCGGTCACCCGGGGCCGTGACCTGACGTTGCCGGAGCAGCCGTCACCGGGCGAGCTCACCGCGACACTGCGGGACCCCGATCGGCGGTTCGATCAGACCTACGAATCGGGTGCGTACTACCCGAACGTGACCGAGGGCCAATGGGTGCGGCTCACTGCGTCGTGGGACGGCACGAGCTATGTGATCTACGAGGGGTTCACGCAGGAGTTCCCGCTGTCGTGGGGTCTCGAGATGTACGCCGCGCTGCACGCGGTGGACCGGTTGGGGCGCCTGGCGCAGGTCAACGTCGGCACCAACGTGTCCTCCGAAATCGTCGGTGTTGACCCAATCGTGTTCCTCCGTCTCGACGAAGCGACCGGCAACATTGCGACGGACTCTGGGGAGAACGGCGAGAACCTCGACTACGGCGGGTCGTACGTCCTCAACGACGACGGGTACAGCCTGGGTGGTGTCCCGGAGTACGTGAAGCTCACCGGCGGCGACATCGGCGGCGGATCAGTGCAGCCACCACCCACTGCGGAGGCGACGTTCTCGTTCTGGGTGAGGCCGCTTGACACGCAGAACGACTCCGATGTGGTGGTGTTCCACCACGGGTTCACGAACCCGACGTCCCGCATCGCTTACCACGTCGAGTTCGACAAGTCCGTCGCCGACGACAAGGTCGCCGTCTACTTCGCGCAGGACAACAACACCGGGTCAGGTGGCACCCGGTTCGAGATCTCCGACTCCGCGAACCGTCCGGACATCGACGACGACGCATGGCATCACGTCGCGATCCGACGCCATTCGAGCGGCCTGAAGTTCGATCTGTTCATCGACGGGGTCCTGAACAACAGCGACGTCACCACGACCGACAGCCCAGAGACCGGGGACTGTTTCCTCGAGATCGCCGACGCCCCGCACGCTCACAGCTGGACCGGCTACCAGGGCCACATCGGTGACCTGATGGTGTTCAGCGGCGCGCTGTCCGATTCGCAGATCGTCGCGTTGGCGGCCGGTGGCACGTTTGGTGGCGCAGCCGCCGGCACCGCAGCATCGGCAGTGGTCACCGCGATCCTGGACGCCGTGTCCGTCCCGGCAGCGAAGTACAACGTGGAGACCACCGCAGCCGGTCTCGCGGCGTACATCCCGTCAGCGTCCGACAAGGCCGCGCCGGCGTTGCGCAGTTTCGCTGAGCAGGAACTCGGCCTCTGCTATGTGGACCGCACCGGGATCTTGCAGTTCCGGAACCGTTGGTACACCGGCGAGCAGGTCGATTCGGTCGTCCCACAGTTCGGTCACGGCGGGTACCGAGCGAAGGGTGACCGCATCGTGCCGGTGGTGGATTCGCACAAAGCGGGCCGCGCCATCGGCAAACTCGCCAACGGAGCGTCGCAGTATGCCACGCATCTGACGGACCTGACCGACATCGCGCAGGCTCGTGCGGTGGATCTCGGGTCGACCCGTTACAACCAGACCGACGATCTCGACGACGTGTTGGGCTATCTCCTCGAGTGGTACTCGAACGACGTGTTGACGTTGCACGGGTTCACCGTGAACCCGCACACCGACGACGACCTGTGGGACGTTCTGCTGCCCATGGACATCGGTGACCGCGTCCAGTACGTGCATCGTCTCGGCTCGATCTCTGGTACCCCGAACGTGACGTTCGACCTGATCGTTGTCGGCATTGAGCACAACATCGCGCCGGGGGACTGGGAGACCCGCCTGTACTGCGTGGAGTGGTCCCGCCGCGTCCAGTTCGGCACCCTGGTCGGGCACGTCGGCGGCCCGGATCTCGGCGCGTTCTGGCCGTGCGACGACAACGGGTCCCCGACCGACGAGTCAGGCAACGGTCGCGACTTCACGAACGTGACCGGCACCCCAACCCGCCGCACCACAGGGGAGTTCACGGGGGAGCTGTGCACCCGGCACACGCACGCCACCGCAGACGAACTGCAGTCCACCACTGAGTACGAACCGGACCTGACAGCGGCGTGGACATGGATCGGACGCGCGAAGGCCGTCACGTTCACGGGGGACACCACGGACTCTGAGGGCGACGTCGAGGTCTGGCGGTGGGGAGCTGACGCCACGTCGGGGTTTTCGGTGCAGTTCGACGGTGGCGGGGACGGGATCCTCGACAACATCGTGTGCCACGACCGCCAGACCGGTGGCGGATCGATCACGGGCACACCGATCGGTGCCGGATCGTCGCTGCTCGGCAACTGGTACGACCTCGCCGTGACCTACGACGGAACGACGTTGCGGTTCTATGTCGACGGGACAGAGGTCGGGACAGCGTTGACGACGACCATGGTTCAGCCGGCCACGTCGCTGCACATGACGATGGGCGGCGGGGATCGAGGAACAGCGGGGGATGCCACATGGTCAGTCGATGTGCAACACGTCGGGTTCATCGAACGAAAACTGTCCGCAGCGGAAATCTCCCGTCTCGCCTCCTACGGGCCGCTGTAGGCGTCACAGCCGGGGTTTAGGGTCAGGCGCGTGTCGGACTCTCCCGCAGCCGTGCTGGCCACCGTGGCCCGCCTCGTGGGCGATGTGCGATCCAACGAGCTGCACCCGTCAGCGGTACGACTCGAGATCGAAACATCAGAGGACCCCGTAGGGCTCGCCGTCGGAGCGATCGCGCTCGCTGTGACCGTGCTCGACGCGGTGGACACGCTCGGTGAGGGAGTGTCCGGCACAGAAGTACTCAACTGGATCTCAGGCGGCTGGGAGGAACCATGCCCGAACTGACCCCAATCAACGACGTCCTACTCCACGCGCTCGCCCAAGACGGCGACCGGTACGTGTTCGGTCACGAAGTGAAGATGTCTGATCACGACCCTGACGTGTTCGATTGCTCAGAGCTCGTCCAATGGGCCTGTCATCGGGCCGGTGTGCAACCTGTCATGCCGGACGGTTCGTGGTACCAGGCACGCCACTGCCGAAATCACAACAAGACCATTCCGGTAGCGGAAGCGATCGCCACCGAAGGCGCGCTGCTGTTCTACTTCCGAGGCGACCCGTTCGCTGGTGGCCGGCCGGCGTCTGCGCATGTGGCGTTCTCGTTGGGGAACGGCACCACGATCGAAGCCCGCGGGACACGGTGGGGTGTCGGCACGTGGTCGGTGCAGGGCCGCAACTGGTCACACGGCGGACTGATCCCCGGAGTCGACTATCAGAAGCGCCCGAAGCTCGGCGCCGCCGTGCGCGACCTGGTGTCCACCGTCGTCGACGCGAACAGCAAGAAGCTGTGGGCGTGGACCGTGTTCGAATCCGGTGTCGTCGTCGCGCACAACGGGGCACCCGAGCCGTTGACGCAGATGCCGCAGAACCTGAACCATCCGATCACCGACGCCGTGATCGCCGACGGTCACATGCTGCTGTTCTCGCGAGGAGACGCCGGCACGTTCCGACTGGCGTTCCACTCCCCGATTTACTGAAACCCGCCTCTAGTTCTGAACGACCAGGTTGCTCCGATTCGGACCTTGGGTCTCCTACCCTCGGTGCCGTAGCGGAGGGATCTACCCTCTGCGTTCGTGACAGGAAACGTTGAGGTCGGTGTGGCGTTCAAGGTGATGGGTGCCGTCGCTGTCGGTGTGCTTCAGCTTCGCTATCTGCTCGCGCAGGCTCTCCCTGATGGGAACATTGCGGATCTGCTGGACTCCGGAGCGGCGGTCGCAGGCCTGATCTTGGCGGGGTTCATGATCGTGTGGGTGGTGCGCGGCAAGCTCGTGCCAGAGCGTCTGGTGGACACGATCGTGGCGAAGACGATCAAGCAGCTGAAGCAGGACGGTGACCTTTGAGCACGGTGCGTGAACGTGCTCGTGCTGCGTGGTGGCAGCTCCTGATCGCCGTTGTTGTCGGCGGTGTCGTGGTCGGTGGCGCTGTGGCGAACTACCTGCGGGAGGACCCGACTCCGCTGCTGGTCTCTGAACGCACCGTGGTCGGTGACCCCGTTGTGGATCTCGACGCCGGTGACGTGGTCGTGAACGTGGTGGGGTCGACGTGCACAGAGGACGGGTCCACCATCGAAACAGACGGCCTGCTGACGTGGGTTCCGATCGATCCGGGTGGCGGGTCGTATCACGCTGAACCGTTCGATCCGACGACCCCGGCACCGTTCACGTGGACAGCCGCCGTGATCGACGGGAACTGCGAACCGCGGCAGTTCCCCGATCACGCCCCGCCTCTCGCTGTGGCGCGTATGCGCCGGCTGGCTGACGCAGGGATCTCGTCGACATGGCGGATCGAGTTGGTGATCTACGATCGAACCCACGGCGGACAGCAGGTCGCTGTGGCGTCGGACCCGTTTCTGATCGAAGCACCAGGGGAGGGATCGTGAGCAACGAACCCGCACGCATCATCGCCATACTGCTCGCCGTGGTCACGTCAGCGTTGACCGCATGGCAGGCCAACACCGACCAGTGGTCCACCGAGCAGCTCGGCGCAGTACTCGCCGCGCTCGCCGGTCTCGCCGCGATCGGCACCTACCTGACCACCAACAAGTTCGGCCCCGCGATCATCCCCGCAGTGGTCGGAGCGTTGCAGGCCATCGTCGCTCTGCTCGTGGCGTTCGGTATCGACACCGGCGAAACCCCGCTGGGTGTGATCATCGCTGTCCTCGCCGCGATCGGTGGCGAGGTGAACCGCTCACAGCGCACACCCGCTCTGGCTGGGTAGCTGCACACACCCTCGACATTCACCACCTATTGGTGTATGGTTGGGGGTATGCCAAGCAACGACAGTCCCCTTCCCGACGGCGCAGCGACCTACCACTCGTACCGGATTCGGGCCATGTACCCGAACGGGGAGAAGTACCTGTCGCTGGTCACGCTCGGGTCGATCGATCAGCTCGTGGCCGAGCTCCCCGATCCTCGAGTGTCATCGGTCGCGGTGTCGATCGACTGGCTGGGTTCGTGGTCTGCGCTGCCCGGCCCGGGTCGTGTGCCGATGGCCCGCTACCGGGTTGGTGGTGTCGCGCCGACCGCGGTGGATCCGTCATGGCTCGCTGTCGAAGTAGCGAAGGCGGCATCGGGGATGGCGTATGCCCGCTAGATGGTCCCCGCTTGACCCGCAGCCGCTGATCGACCTGTTGGCGTACCGGCTCAACAAACCGGTCGACGAGATCTCGTCCCGTGATGTCGCAGCGTTCGGGCATCGCCACTCGACCCTGTTCGGTCTGTGGCGCGTCACCGGTGTGCCACCCATCCAGGCTGACCGGTTCGCGATCGCGCTCGGTGTGCACCCCGCCTACCTGTGGGGGTCACTGTGGACAGCGTGCGCACCCGATGAGGTGTTCGAAGAGGAGACCCTGTTCTGATGTCCGACGACGGTCCGTTCGATGGGTGGATCGCCGATCTGCGTCGCGAGGTCGAAGAGGCAGCCGCTCGGATCTACCGGGAGGAACACGGCCAGGACCCGGTGTCGCTGCACTCCGAGGTTCACATCAGATACCCGCAGCAACCCCGCACCCTGCGGGACTGGTTCAGAAGATGGAGGAACAACCGTGCTGGATGAAGCAATCGCAGATGTCGGTGGGGGACTCGATGACCTCACGGTCGACATCGACAAGCTCACCGCTGCGCTGGACGTCGACGGGTTCACCGACGCTGACGTGGCCGATCTGCTCACGTTGTGGTCGGACATGGACACCGCAGCCAGAGCGTTGCGGGTGATGCGCGCCACGCTCGGCCGGCTACTCGGTGAACGGATGGAGTCGCCGGAGGTGGTTGGGTCGACGGTGTACGTGCCGAAGAGCCGACCGGTGGAGCATTGGGGTCCACCCGAACCGATGCGTCTCGAGCTGCTGTACCGGTCGGCGCAACGGGACTCGCACACAGCGGTCACCGATGACGGGGAACCGATCGCCGAACCGGCGTATCGGGCAGGGTGGGACGCCGCAGCCACGCTGTGGAACCTCGCCCCGCGCGACGTACGGAAACGGGCGATTCACGGGCTCGGTGTCACTGTGGAGGATCTCGGCTGTGAGATCACGTGGGAACGCACAGTCGAGATCAAGCGATGAGCCGGGAAGGACCGCACGGGTTTCGTGCGTCGAACGGTGTGCTGCTCGCTGTGGCCGTGAGGATGGACGGGGCCAGGCACGCTCTCTACACAGTCGGGTCCGATGGTGACGATCTGGTGATGTCGCAGGCCACCCGACGCGCTGAGGGTTGGCGCGTGACTCGAGGCGAGCACCCGCCGGCGCATCTGGCTCGTGTGCTGGCTGACGCTGAGGCCGAGCTCGAGGTGGCCGGCGGGTGGGACATGCTGGAGGTCGCGCTGTGAGCGACCCGGACGTGTCGGGGTTGGCGAAGCTGCGGGAGGCGTTCCCGGCTGGGAAGATCGGGAAGCTCCCGAAGACGTCGTGTCGGGATTGCAGCAGCTCGAACAGCGGGGCGTGTCAGCAGCATTCGAAGCAGCGATGCGACGAGTGCGGCGCATACATGACGACCGCTCACATCCATGTCGACTTCGTTGGGCACGCCGACGTGACCGATCGCCTGCTCGAGGTGGATCCGTTGTGGATGTGGGAACCGGTGGCGTGGACACCGGAGGGTGACCCGCTGATCCGTTGGCAGGGCAAGCGCGGGTCGATGTGGATCTGGTTGACGGTGTGCGGTGTCCGCCGGCTCGGTGTTGGCACCGCAGCGGGCGGCACCGAGGTGGAGAAAGAACTGATCGGCGACGCGATCCGTAACGCCGCGATGCGGTTCGGTGTGGCGTTGTCGTTGTGGTCGAAGTCGGAGCACAGCGACGGAGCGAACGACGATCTGACGCCACCTGAACGGGACCCTGCTGAGGTGGCGGTGGAGCGTGGCTGGGAGTCGCTGCCGCAGTACAACGCGGTGGTTAAGGACCTGCAGAGACGGTCGGCCGCGCTGCCTGAGGAACAGCGCGATGAGCTGCGGGCGTTCCTGCAGGTTCAGGGCCTTGCGCCGTCGACGTTGACGGCGGAGCAGTCTGAGGTGTGGGAGTCGACGCTGGTGGATTTCGAGCAGGCAGGGTGACGTAGCGTCGGGGTGGCATTCTGGTAGGGCTACCGGATCCGTACGAGAGAGGCACCCGACGATGGCACTCAAGGCAGAGGTTTACGAGCAGGCCAAGGCGATGGGCCTCGAGGTCACCACGCGCATGTCGAAGACGCGCATGGAGGAGATGATCCGCGAGGCCGGCGGTTCCGAAGAGCTCGGCATGGCCGGCCCGATCGACGACTTCGAAGACGCAATGGCGGCTTTGGGTGAGGCGACGGAGCAGGGCCGCGAGTTGATGATCGATCGGGACATCACTGAAGCGGTCGCGATTGAGCTGATCGACACGATCAACCCGGACACCGACGAGTTCCGTGACATCACGGTGGAGGCCACGAAGCGGTCGGGTGGACGTGACTCTGGCCGGTTCCTGCGAGTGGTGCGCCGCCCGAAGCAGTAAGGCTCTCTGGACGCGACAGCGGGACCGTCACCCCGGGGTCCAGCTGAAGCTATTGCCAAACAACGACTGCTGGCGCCGTGGGCGCGGTCCCGCTTGCATGGCGGACGATAGCAGTCACATGTGAACGCGAACACGCCCGGTCCCCTTGACGGGAAGACCGGGCGTGTTACCGTCGGAGTTGCGGACTTCGACGGGGCTCAGTGTAAGCGCCCGTCGTGACACGACAGGAGCGCACATGGGCAAACGTCGAAAGACTCGAGGTGGCACCCCGCAGGCCTCTGTGGTGCGGGTGTACAACGCCGACGGAGAACTCCTGCGGACAGAGCCAGCGAAGAAAGCTGACATCAGAACGCAGACAGGGGCACAGTTCCGAACGAAGCGACGCCGCAACGCGCCTCGAGCGAAGGGGCGTGGTCGGATGAGCTGACCCCGTACGCGGGCCGGGGCCGGCCGAAGCCGACCCCAAACACCCCCTGGCACGGGTGGCCCAGCGTACTCGCCCCGCGCGACGGGATGACATGCAGCACTGACCGGAGTCTGGGATCCGCCGAGGGTGGCCTACCGCCCGAGCCCGCGAAGTGGGACCACATGGCGACCGACTGGTCTGGCCGTGGTGTGCCCGGAGATCTCTGGATGTGTGATCAGCGATTCCGAAAAATCGTGGGTCGCGCGCGTCCGCGGTGAGAATCGACTCTCCCTTGAAGAGTCCGCGCGATCGCGCGGGATTCGTGGGTTGGGTTCACTACAAGCGGATACAACCCCGGTACCGGGTGGATGCCACTGGCCGCGGTAGTGACGCAGCGGGCCCAGACAGCAGCACAGCCCACAGGCCGAGTGGTCGATCGACGGAGCCCGTAGGCAGCGCCGAGACGAACACTCTTGACCTACCACCACACACCGGTCTATGGTGGATGGCATGCCAAACAACGACGACCAACAACCGAAGCTCTCCTTCGCGGACGTCCTGCAGCAGGCCCCGACGGTGAGCTTCGAGTTCGGCTGGATGACCGCACGGGCAGCCACCCTGTCCCAGTACACGGCACGGTTCAGCTCAGCCATCGGAGACGCGTTCGAGGCGCTGTCCGACATCAGCGACCCACCGGGCTACGAAGAACTGGTGGAAGCGACGGACACCGCCAGGGTCATTCTCGGGAAACAGCTCGGATCGATCGCGATGTGTGCGCGCATCGCGGGCACAGACGGATACCTCGCACGCCAAGCGCGAGAAGCGGCGACCGCACGCCACCGCCCGAGGAAATGACCGCCCAGGGCATCGCCGCGCTGTTGGGTGGACCGATCCGAGTGCACTCCACCGGCGATGCCGGACACATTTACGTGGTCCAACTCGAATGCGGCCGCAACACCCCAACACTCGTGTTCACCTGCAACCACGACCAGGTCAACTGGAACGGACCCATCCTCCGCTCACAGCCATGCCGCCCAGACACCTGCTGCAAACACGCCATCCACGTCGCCGAACTCCTCACGAAGACACGCACGCTCCGCAAGATCCGAGAAATCGGCGACCTGTGGCGATACGAAATCACACCAGCCGCGCAACAGTTCCTCGAGATGCGCCGCCAACAAGCAGAACGCCAACCAGCACAGGAGAACCCACCCCATGAACCCACCGGTCACGCTGACTGACCCAGTCGGCCAACGCGAAATCGCAGACCTCCTCGACGTGTCATACGACACGCTGCGCACCTGGGTCAAAGCCGGCAAATTCCCCGACCCACCAGTCCGCCTCTCCACCGGACCGCTGTGGGAAACCGCCACAGTCCGAGCCTGGTACGAGCAACACAAGATCGACACCGCAGCCTGGCGCAAAGGCCGAGGCCGAACATGACCACCAACCAGGTGTGGTTCCGGTTCATCGTCGCACTGATCGCCGGCTACGCCATCCTTCTCGCCGCTGTCGTGTTCGCAGCCGGCATCCCCACCATCGCGCTCCTCATTGCTGTGGCTGCGCTGATCGGATTCCTTCTGCTGTTCCTACTCACCGAACTGAAAGCACCACCCGATGGCCAACCTTGACCTGACCCCAACCCAATTTCTCGAGTCCAACATCGACCCTCTGATCTCTGACCTCGAAGCCCACCGACACTCACTGTCCCGATGGGCACCAGAGTTCGAGGCACTCATCGAGCACATCGACACCGAAGCCCAATCACTACGCCGCGCGCTGCACGGCCAGCTCACGGCACACGCCCGGCACGCCGAACTCCAGAGAATCGAACACCGCAGGCTCGCTGAACGGGTCAAGCAGTTGCGCGGCGAACGTGACGCTCTCGCTGTACATCTCTCTCACCTGCAAGCAGTTGTGGGGCAAACGGCGCTGTCGCTGATGTCTCCCAGCGGTCGCATCACGAAGGCGGAGGCCGGCAGTGCTCTGTTCGACGCAGCCGAGGCGGTTGGTTCCCTGGATGAAGAAGCATGAGCGGGCACAAGGCGCTCACTTTTCACCAGCCCTGGGCCACACTCATCGCGTTGGGTGTGAAAACCATCGAAACGCGGAGTTGGTCGACGTCGTATCGGGGTCCTCTCGCCATCCACGCCGCCAAACGCCCATCGAAGCAGGAGTGGGACACCGACGAGTGGTCGATCCGGTATGACCACGTTGCGCACTATCCGACGGTGCGACAGATGTCGCCGGAGCGCCGACTGTTGGGATCGCTGTTTCCTGACGATGTGGTTGGCCACTATCCGTTGCCGTTGGGTGCGGTGGTGGCTGTAGCCGACCTCACCGACTGCCTGCCGATTCTCTCGGATGCGGAGGACCACATCGCAGAGCCGTTCATTGAACACGACAGTCATGGCTTCCTGACCCGCTTCGCTCCTGCCGACACAGAGGACTCTTGGGGGTCCTTGGACGATCAGCGTCCGTACGGGGATTTCACTCCGGGCCGTTTCGGTTGGGTGTTGGAGAACGTGGTGGCGTTGCCTGAACCGGTCCCAGCGACAGGACGCCAAGGCTTGTGGAACTGGGACGGTGGACTGTGAGCGTCTACGTGGACGACATGTACACCACGCCGATGGGTCAGTTCGGGCGTATGAAGATGAGTCACATGCTCGCCGACTCCACCGAAGAGCTGTTGGCGATGGCTGACACGATCGGGTTGTCTCGCCGCTGGATTCAGAACGCCGGCACTCCGACGGAGCACTTCGACGTGTCCATGGGGAAACGCAAGTTGGCGATCGAAGCGGGCGCTGTCGAGATCACGATGGCGGAAACCGGGCGAATGGTGGCAAGCAGGCGGGGCGGCAGCCATGAGTGACCCCGAGACGTTCGAGCTTGGGCCGTATCGGTTCACGTTGGCCGAATGCGAACCGCATGTACGAGCCCTGATTGGCCACATCACTGAGCTGGAGCACCAGTGCGACGCCTTGGCGGAAGACGGAGACGCCACCTTTACCGACCTCGTTGAGACCCGTGCCCGCATCGCTGAGTTGGAGGGCGTCAGGTCAGCGTTCGTGCGGTACGTCCAAGGTCATGCGAACTGTGAGCGTGGCGAACGGGTTGGGCTGCACGAGACCGAGTGGATTGTGGACTCGCTACTGGAGTGGTCATCGGGGGAGAGCCATGCAGACAGTCTGTGATCACGAGGGCTGCGAGCGCAGTATCGCCAGCGGTGACGCTCTGCATCGGGTGTCACCGAAGGGCTCGCCGTTCGTTGGGCTGTGCACGGAGCATCACGCCAACCCTGAAGCGGTGGCCGTGATCATCGAGAACGCCAACCGGGGACGGCAGCCATGAGTTACCCCAGGGTGAGTGATTGGTTTCGGGTGAAGTCCCCGGTCGGTGTTGTTCAGGTCGACCGCCGCCAGTTCGGGGAGACAACGTTTCGGAGTATCGAGCTGCCGGAACACACGCTGCGTCTGGCGCAGGCTGAGTACGAGCGCCAGTACGGCACGAGCCAGGACTACGAGAAAATGCAACGGCGTGGTGGCCTGTCAGTGCTGGAAGTCATCGGGCTGTTGTCGTGCTACTTGGACCGCCTCGGGGCGCAACCAACGAAGCCACGGGACGGTAGCCATGAGTGACCGCCGACAGGTCACGTGCGCTGAGTCCGATTTCCTCCGGCCAGGGTTGTCTCCGTCGTCGAGTCTGACGAACTTCGTGGGCGGCGAGATTCTGAACCCTGAGCTGCCTCCGATGACGTGTACCACGTGGTGCGATGACACGGGATGGGATGTTCTGAGAGACGAGCTCGATGCTGACGGTTGTCGGCACTGGATTCTGGGGGCCGTGACATGAACGCGGTACCTAAGAGGAAATGCGACTCACCCCTGCTGTCTTCGCTCTGTCCCTCACGATCGGTTTACTCGGCCACCCGCCAGACGAACCACCAACCCAACCCGCACACCCCATCGGAGAACACCACCTCCCACCAGTCGGCGGCTACCACCCCGGCGACCCAGTACGCGGCATCCCCGTCACCGAAGACGCACTGCGCGCCATCTGGCAGTACATCCCACTCGAGCATCAGCAACGCGCGGTGTGGGTCATGCGCTGCGAATCCGAGTTCAAACCCACCGCCGTGTACCGGGGTCCGATCAACTCGACAGCGTCAGGCCCTTGGCAGTTCCTCGCCGGCACCTGGCATCGCGAAGCCCACTACTGGACCGAACGGGGCCATGACGGGTTCGACCCGCACGACCTTGGCCAACGATTCGAGCTCGCCACCTCGACCCGCATGGTTGGCCTCATCATCCAACGAGACAACCCGCCGTTTCGGCAATGGGAGTGCAAGCGATGGACACCATGATTCCCGCTCAAGCCGCTGCTCTTAAGCACCCGTGCCGATTGGCGGCCAACACGATGTACCGAGACCTAAGGCACCAGATATCCCCAGTGCTGTCGCTCGTACTATCCATCAACACTGGCTACGAGTGACTCGAAGCTGGCTACGGCGGGCCCGTGTGGCACGCCTCGATCGCAGCGCACAACATCACGCTCCCCGACACGGAACTACAACGTCGGGCCTTCGCATCTCTTAGAGGTGTTGGCGACGCTCGAGCGGGGCAATGGGTCGAGATCACGGAGCGCGCTGCGCACGTGCGTCGACGCCTCTTGCCAACCGAGGTGCAGATGTTGCCTCTAGACCATCGGCAGGTGGTCGATGTGCGTGCCTGGAGTGACGAGGACATCTCCCTCATTGTTGAGCCCACGATGCATTCATGGGGGGCGCCACGTATCCAAGCGACGATCGCTGATCTTGCTCGCCAGGAGCTCCAGGATTTCAGCGGAGAAGATGACGGGTGAACGGCTGGGCGCTGCTTCTGATCGTCGCCGCTGGCGTGACGGTCGCTGTGATCTATGTGGCGGTGCGTGACTTCTGGTATCGGCAGGGATGGCGCGACGGTCGCGCGGCAGGATATGCCCACGGCCAACGCGCTGAACGCCAGCGAGCCAGGAACATTCGACGTCTGTGACCGCTATGCCCATCGAAGACCTGCCCCTATTCACTGTCGGCATCTCCGCTGGGAAGGCGTACGAGCTGCTGCTGAACGCCCGCACAGAGCACCAGTGGGCCGACACGTCTTCGGTGCGGGTGCGTCGCACGGGCGGCAAGCATTGGGCGCAGTGCCTGTGTGGGGACTGGGTGGCATTCACAGGTCGCGCGCTCGCTCAGCACCAGGACCGCAAGGGCTGCGAAGCGATCGCCCGCTACACCGTAGGAGACCAACACTGATGGCAACCACGACCTCGATCTCAGTGAGAGTCGACGAAATGATCAGCACACTCATGGACGTATGGCGGCTACACATCCCCAGCCTCGACGGTCACGTGTCACCGTCGGGCGAAAGACGCGCTGACCTGATCTGCGTGACCTGTGTGATTGACGACACCGGCGAACCAGAGTATTGGCCCTGCCCCACCGCCCGAGCTGTCGTTGACGGGCTAGGCCTGGAGATCCGGTTCGATGGCGACGAAGAGACACAGGCGACGAGGTGGGGGTGAGTGTCGTCAGCGGCACCGCCGGGATCCGACGAATCGCGGCACAGTTCCCGGAGTGGGAACGTGCACAGCACCTGCTCCGTATCGGTGACGCTTGGCTGGCAGTCCATGAGCTGCTCACCGACGAGGTGCACAACAGTCGCTGGCGTCGCTGGCTCTACCGGCGCTCGGCGGCCGCAGCGCAAGCCTGGGGCATCGACGCGCACGCTCGAGGCTACGAACTGCAGGCACGCTGCCTCAGAGAAGCAATCGAGGCGATCGATGCCGCCACTCAAAACGCTCGCTGACTTCCGTGGCCGCTGCAGCCGCTGCCGCGCCGCCGTGTACTGGGCGCGCACCGTGAACGGCAAACGCATGCCCGTCGACATCGGCGTCGACGACAAAGGCAACGTCGAACTGACCGTCGGCCGAGACAACCGCCTGTACGCCCACGTCCACGGGCAGCCACCACTCGACGCGCCACACCTGCATCTGTCGCACTTCGTGACATGCCCCGACCCACCGCAGCGCCGCCGGTGAAGCGATCACCGGTCAACCCGAGGCGGGAACGGCCACGCCGCACAGTGCATCCCGTGCAGCCGCCAGGGCAGCAGCACACAGCGCCACCCGAACCGGCGACGTCGGGACTCGAGACAGGCGACCTCGGGATGTGTGAGCTGTCCCCGATCACTGGCTGCCACGCACCCGCAACCGACAGGCATCACCGCAAACTGCAGTCCGCCGGCGGTCCCGACACGCGCGCCAACACGGTGCATCTCTGCAACCCGGACCACATCCACACCGTGCACGGCAACCCCGCATGGGCGCGCCATGTGGGTGTCATCGTGTCAGGGCACGCACCGAACCCGACCGAACGCTGGCAGCTCGAGGACTGGATGACAGCACCATGAACGTCGCCCTGTTCGCTAGGTTGCGGGCTATGGGGCAGATCAAGGTACGTCGCCGAGCACCGTGCGTGCCGTGCTGCGGGTCTGAACACTCGCGATGTGAACGCGCCGCGCGAATTCACGACCGGTGTGGCTGCGAGTTCTGCTGGACCCGCCCATCGGAAGATCAGCTCACCGGGTCCGGGAACGGCTACAAGGGTCACGCCGCTTGACATCCACCACACACTGGTTTAACGTGTGGGTATGCCAAACAACGACACGCAGGAACACATCGACCGGGCACGCCGCCACAAAGCCGACACCGTCACCGCGCTGGTCGAATCCCGACTGACCGACGGCACCCTGAACTGGCGTGACCTCGACAACCTCATCGTTGCTCTGATCGGCGTACCCGAAGGCGACGTCGCCCACGCACTCGCCCGAGCAGCAGGTACTCGCCGCATGTCCCCCGTGACTGTCCGCATGGTCGTCGACCATCTGAAGGTCACCCGCGCCGAACTGTTGGCCCGAGCATGAACCATCACGAGTTCGTGCTGGCAACCCGGTCGCATCTCGAGGCCGAGGAGGACGACGACGGAACCATCGTGCAGACCTGGATCGCGAAGGTCACCGCTGAATGCATCGGCGAGGACGGGGCCGTGGTCCTGGTGAGCATGGAGTGCCCTGAGGTCGGCATCGAGGCCGGTGAACTGATCTGTGAATGCGGGGACATCATCCCTGCCGAAGACGTGGAGATGATCCGATGATTGACCTTGACGAGTTCGACCCGTATTGGATGGCGAATCAGTTGGCGAAGCTCGTTGTTCATGCAGCGATGCATGTCCCTGACGTCGAGGAAGAGGACCCGGAGATTGTGGCGATGGTGTCGATGATCCTTGATCAGATCGTGGAGTCCACCGTCATCGTCGAAGGCGACGCGTCCCCGGAGATCTTGGCGGCGTTCCCGCAGATGCTCGTGGTCGGGATGTGGATGGGCGCAGCGATCGAGCTGGCATGCCAGTACGCCCAGCGATACGGCCCAGCGGTCGACGAGAACGGCGACCTGGCTGTGACGTCGGTGCTGGGCGGCATGACAGAGATGGGCACTGCGATGGCGCGACGCGCGTACGCCGTGGCGCAGGCCATGGGAGACGAATGGGATGGCTGATCAACCGATGCTCACCGAAACTGGTCCACCGATCCCGACGTGGGCGTTGGGTCGCGCGCACGCGGTGGAGTGGTGGCAGTTCCACGTGGAACGCCCCGAGGTCGCAGCGAAGCTGGCGACGATGGCGATGACGTGGAAGAACCGCGGGCACCGCAAGTGCAGCATCGGGATGCTGTTCGAAGTGGTGCGTTGGAACACCGGGATCGGTGACCCTGACGGCGACTACCAGCTGAACAACAACTACCGGGCCCTGTACGCCCGGCATTTGATGCGGCGACACCCATCACTCGACGGCCTGTTCGAACTCCGCGAACAAGCCCACACCACAGGAACCCTCCATGACCAATGACCCGACGGTCACCGATTACGAGACCGAGGCCGAGTGCCCGCACTGCGGGGGCGACGGGCAGGTGACAAGCCACGGCGACGACGAGCCGTGCTCCCTCTGCGAGGTATTCATCTGGGACGCCGTGCCGGGCCATGTCGTCGACTGCCCCGAGTGCGACGGGTACGGCATGGTCACCGTATGGGACGTCGACCCCGCCCCACTGCGTGCCCGCATCACCGCGCTGGAGGCCCTGTTGTTGGAGGCGTACGAGGATCCTCACGCCAACTACCTCATCGGCTGGCACGGGCGCGCCGGTGCAGCGTTGGGGCGAACCGATGGGTAAGCAGCCGCAGCCACGCATCCACGAGATCACCCGGGTGGAGGTCGAGCACGGGTTGGGGCAGGCGACGAACCGTGGGTTCGTGAAGCTCCGGGTCATCGGCGACACGGCCGTGATGATGGACCACCTCGAACCCGCAGCGGCGCGGTCCATCGCGCAGGACCTGCTGAACGCAGCGGCACGCGCCGAGTACGAACAAGACCTGTACGACGAGCTGTCCACCACAGCCGGCATGCCGCAGGAACTGATCGGCATGGTCATCTTCGCGGTACGCCAAGGCGAAGCAAGGAGAGAAACCGATGGCTGACCAGATCACACGACTCGCCGAGACAGCGAACTGGCTCGCCCAGCAGACATGGTCCGATCCCTCACCGTCAGGAGCGGTCCCGATCGACAGATACCGGAACCTGGTGTGGCACGAGCGAGAGATCTGCAGACGTCTACCCGCGCATCTGCGCACAGTGATCCGCGAATCAGACGTGTACTTCGGTGCCGAGATCGACGAATGGTTCCTGCACGCCAACCATGAGAGCGGCATCACCTACGCCGGGACGATCACAGGGGAGATGAAACCAACGGAGGCGCTACAGCAGATGGTCTCCGAACTCGCTGCCGCTATCGCGCTGAGGGCATCAGCCCAATGCTGATCCACAAGATGACGCTGTACCAAGCGCCACATGCTCTGATCCCTGGCCGCCCGATCGCGGTGGCCGAGCAGTGGGACACGCCAACGGTGTGGTTCGAAACCGACCCGAACCAGCCGGTCTCCCACGAGATCATCACAGTCGGCACCGGCCACAAGGTCCCCGAAGGCTGGACCCACGTCGACACCATCGTCAACGTGTCCGACACCGGTCTGGTGTTGCACTACTACTCGAGACCGACATGAGCGACGACATCGACGGTGACCTGTCCACCTGGCCGATAGACGAACTCACCGAGTACCGCAACGAAGTGATCTCCGACAAGACCCGCCTACAGAACGCCGTGTCTGAGCTGAACGCACACCACAAAGCCGCCAAAGCCGACATGACCCTGGCCCAGAAACAGCACGCCAACCAGCAACACGCCGAAGCCAAAGCCGCGCTACTCGTCGACCTGGGTCTCTGCAACGACGAACTCCGCCAAGTCACCGCCGCGCTGGCCGAGGCACGACGCCGCGACTTCTCCCACGACGGTGTCGCTGAACACGCCCTGTCCGCCATGGTCCACGTCCTCGAAAAGCACGGCTGGACCGTCACCCCACCACCGTGATCATCGCCGCGCTACTCGCTCTGGCGGTGTGGAAACTCACAGCACGCCACGCCTACAACCTCACGAACTACCTCGGCGAAGCCGGCGGCCTCATCATCTGGGCCCACCGCGCGCTCGCTGTGGTCGTGTTCCTCGCACTCTGGGCGGCCACTCTGTAACCCGGAGAGGTTTGGGGAAACGCGGGCTCACTACCCTGAACGGGTATGGCCAAACAGCTCGACTGGGAAGGCATCCGCCGAGCCTTCGTCGAAGGTGTCGTCGACGACACCGGTCTGCTGCGCTACCCGACCCTGGTCGAACTCGGCCTGCTGTTCAACGCCACTCCTGACCACATTGGGCGTCGAGCGAAGACCGACAACTGGGAACAGCAACGCACAGAGCACACCGCCCGCTCACAGGTGGAACGCCGACGCGCGATGGCATCAGATCTGGTCGCCCAGTACGAAGCGATCAACGAACACGCCGTCAGGGTGTCGTTGGCTGGGCAGGCCCTGGTCGAACGCCGCCTTGACAGACTCACCGCGCAAGCCAACGCGATCACCGCCGCGGCGATTGCATCAGGAGACGCACAGGAAGGCGAGGACCCCGGAGCGGACATCCTGGACTCGATCACCATGCAACGCCTCGCCCGCGCTGAGGACGTGTGGGTGCGTGTCGGCCGCCGCGCCACCGGCGAAGTCGACGCCACCGTGACCGACAAGGAACTGGCCGAGGTGCTGATGGACTCCGATGTGCGGCGCATGGTCGAACAGATCCAGAAATGGCAGGACGACCCAGACCCCGACGACGCCGACGTGATCGACATCTCGTCGCGTCACACCTCGTGACTACCCTCCCCACCATGACTGACGCATCAAACAACCTGACCATCGTCAACGAGCCGACGTTCGACGAGATCGACACCATGCAGACCCTGTGGCGACGCATCGAGAAGTTCCGCCCGATCGACCGTCGAAACGCTGCGCTGCTGTTCGACGACATGGCAGGACACCTCGCCGGGTTGATCGACGACGAACTCCACGCCGGGCTGCGTCGCTGCGCTGACTGGCTTGAGGCCCGCGCCGACCAGGACACGAAGGCCGCCGAACTCGAGCGCGAGAAACGGGAACGCGCCAAGGGTGACGCTGCGACGTGACCGACACGGGCCTCGTACTGTCCCCGCTCGAGCGAGCGGAGATGGCCCGTTTCCTTCTCGATCGCCCGTTCCGCATCCGTAGACGCATCGTCCGCCGTCTGGCCGCTGACCATGACCAGACCGGCGGATCGATTGGCCGGTTTGTGGAGTCTGTGTTCGGCACTCCGTTCGGGATCTACCAGGACTCCCCCGCCGAGTTCATCTCCGAGATCCTCGAAGCGCACCTGTGGTCGGGGCAGCGCGAGGTCGCTGACGCTGTGGGCCGCAACCGACGAGTGTCCGTCCCATCAGGCCACGACCTGGGCAAGAGCTTTCTGGCGGCCCGGATCTTGGCGTGGTGGATCGCGACCCGCCCCGCCGGGCAGGCCATGGGAGTGTCGACTGCGCCGACGTTCAATCAGGTGAAGCACATCCTGTGGCGCGAACTCGCACGTGCGCACGCCATCGGGAACCTGAAGGGTCGCATGAACCTGACGGAGTGGTGGCTCGAGAACGAGCTCGGCGTTGAGGAGATGGTGGCGTTCGGACGCAAACCCGCTGACACGTCGCCGGGCGCGTTTCAGGGCATCCACGAACGGTGGGTGCTGATGCTGATCGACGAAGCCGACGAGGTGCATACCAACATCTGGGAGGCTGCGTCGACGATCGTCACGAACGAACTGTCGAAGATGTTGGCGATCGGGAACCCGGTGAACGCCGGTTCCGAGTTCGACCGCAACAACCGCAGCATCGGCGAAGACGAAGACGCATCAGGGTTCGTGTCGGATCGTGGCTGGTATGTGGTGCGCCTCGACGGCCTGAAGTCCCCGAACTTCACCGGTGAACCCATCCCCGACCATCTGCGGGACCTGCTGCTGTCCCCGGCGTGGGTGGAGGACTACGCGCAACGGCACGGCCGCAACAGCCAAGCGTTCAACTCGAGGGTGCGCGGTATCCCACCGTCGGATCAGGCGGACGGCGTGATCCCCATCTCGTGGCTGCGGGACCGATGCCGGCACCTCACCGAACCACCAGACGACGACACCGACACTCCGCTGCTCGCGCTGCAACCCATCGACGCGGAGGATCTGTGGCCGGCCGATGAACTGGTACCGGTGCAGATGGGTGTCGACGTCGGTGCCGGCGGAGACCAGACCGTCATCATCGGACGCCGCGGACGCCGAGTGACAGGGCAGTGGCGGGTGCGGTCACCTGACCCGCAGGACACACACCGTCTCCTGCTGAGCGCCGTCAATGACATGGAAGCCGCCTTCGGGCCGGTGCAGGCTGTCAAGATCGACGCCATCGGCTGGGGATGGGGACTGGTCGGGTCGATGCGGGAGGACCGCGCCAACGGCATGTTCTCCCCGCACACCCAGATCGTGGACGTGCATGTCGGTCGGGCGGCGTGGCAGCCGCAACGGTTCCGGAATCTGCGCTCCCAGATCTGGTGGGACATCGGACGCGGCAACTCCGAGGACGCAGTGTGGGACCTGTCCGAGTTGCCTGATGAGGCGCTGCTCGAACTCGCCGAACCCCGCTACACCGTCGACGCCGGTGGCCGGATCGTGGTGGAACCGAAAGCGGACACGAAGGAACGCATCGGGCATTCCCCTGACGATGCTGACGCGGTGCTGCTGTGCTTCTACGACGCCCCGGAGATCTCGGATCGGGTGGTGACGTACGAGCATGACGGGTCGATCTCTGACGTGTAGCGTCAGGTGTGCGTTCCTGTCGTTCGGTCTGGGACGCAGCACGGACAGCTGAGAGTCCCCGCACCGGCCCGTTCAGTTACCCCTGTTCCCCGGTGCGGGGCTCTTCGCGTCACACCCCGGGGCTACCGTGCCGGCATGCGTGCTGTGATGCTCTGTTCGTTCGTTCTCGGTATCGCCGCGATCTGGGGATGCGCGCTGCTGAACCGTCAGAGCGAGGAAGAACTCGCCACCGCAGCAGGCGTAACCGCAATCATTCTGCTGTCGATCTTCGTGACCGCTGTCATGGAGACCGGACGCCGACGGTTCCGATAAGCCGCGTCACACCCTGTCGCTAGCATCCGCGCATGGACCTTTACGTAGACGCAGAACAGTTCTCTCTCGCCTGGCGCGCCGTGCGGCTCGCATCGAACGCCGGGAAGGGACACGACCAATATCACCGGGCGTGCCACATCGAGTGGTACGAGAACCGAGGCATCCGACTGGTGTCGACCGATACCCGCATCCTGTTGTGGGCGTGGGTACCCGAGCTCGGCTACCAGGGCGACTGCCCCGACCCTGGCCGGAAACCGAAACGGCGGCTCACCGTGATCGACAAGATGGGTCGCATCCCCGGGCTGTGCATCGCCGCGGGGAACCTGCAGCGCATGTACCGCGAGGATTCGTACCCGATCTACATCGAGACGACCACGAACACGGACGCCGCGCAGGCCCTGTTCTCCAGTGACGTGGTGCGCTTCCATTCCGGTGGTGACACGGAGCATGTGGACGTGGGGATCTGGGATCCGCCGTGGCCGAAGTGGTGGGAACTGGTCGCCGGGAACGAGGAACCAGCGAAGAAGGTGATGCTGCACCCGAAGCTGCTCCCGGTGCTCGGGTCGTTGTCGTCGCTGATGGGTGACGCCGGCTGGGAACTCGAGTTCCGTGGCGACACCGGCGCAGCCACCCTGCGTGCGGTGGGTGCGACGTTGGTGACGGTCGAGGGGATGCTGGTCACCGCACCGGTCGGGTACCACGACCCCGACCTCGGCGACGAGGACCCGGACAGTGAAGGCGGCGAGTCATGACCGTCACCGTGATTCGGCGTCGCTCGGCAGGGTGCATCTGGAAGGAGGGCGAGGCGCTTTCGGACACCCGGGATGACGGATCGTGGTGGCTGTTGTTCTGTGAGACCGAACGCGAGATCGGCCCCCGAGGCGGGCTGCGTGCTCCTGCGGCGATGATCGAGATGGAGGGCCCATCCAAAGAGGATGTGCTCGAGGAGCTCGAGGCGATGGGGTACGAACTGTCCGAAGAGACATCCGATGCCTGATCAGATCCTGAAGACACTGCACCCGGACATCACGATCAAGGCGCAGGTCATCCCGTACCGGGACCCGAGCCGCAAGCACACGATCTGGCCGGGTGTCACGCAGTCCGTGAACTCGGCGGGTGTCGCCAAAGGCGACCAGGTGTGGGCCAGTTGGCAGCACGGCGCGTCACACCCGAACGCGTGGCACGCAGTCAACGGTGTCCCCACGCTGAACAGCGACCCGGCCGAGATCCACCTGCACCAGCGGCGCATCATGCCCGGGTCAACCGCAGCGAAGAAGAACGGGCACACGTCGGGTGCGATGGGACGCAACGAGGCGTACCCGAACGGGTGGACCGGGATCTCAGGCACCGGCTGGCATCCGGACTTCTGGCGTACCGGGCAGCCCGGCCTAACGACCTACTACCGGGGTGGTACGTCGCTGTACTACGTGCCGTCACGCCGCCAAATGGAACAGGGCGCGTATCTGCACGCGCCGCCGTCGGGGACCGGGGTGATTCTGCGCACGCAACGCGGCGGCAACTCGAACCAGGGGAAACCGGTCAACGAGGACGGTGTGTCGTGGGAGAAGTCCGGCAAGAAAGGTGACCGCGACCCCGCCAAGGGCGGTGGTGGGGTGGACATTCGGGTGGCGTTCCGTGGCCCGGAACGACTCCGGCAGGGTCACCGGGTCGGCGAACCCGTCGACTCGGACGACATCGACTGGGACGGCAGCGCCTCAGCGGACGGCGTGTGGTACGAGATCCCGCATCTGCAGATGCTGGTCAAACCGTCGATACCCGGGCTGCGTCGCCTCGAAGACCTCGTGTGGGGCGCGCCCGATGTCGCGCCGCACGGCGAGTACATCTGGGCGTACACACCCATGCCCGACGGCATGCCGTCACTGCTGCAGCAGCTGCTTGATCTGGGTCCGAACTGGGGACACGAACTCAACGTGATGCGTGGCCTGTACCCGGATATGCCGACCGTGCACACACCCCGCAAGATCCACGGTGTGAAGGTGCTGTGCCGCAACCACCGCGTGATCGGGTTGCCGTTGCAACATCAGACACCGTGGCCGCCACCGCCGTCGCGACCCGAACCGGATCCGGCGTTTCCACCGCCCGTGGTGCCACCACCCGCACCGGAGGTCGATGACCCGGTTGTGGAGACCGACCCACCTGTGATTGATCCGCCTGTCACGGAGGATGACACTGTGGTGGTGGATCCGGTGGATCAGGCGGACGCTGACCGGATCGGGGTGTTGGCTGCGGGGATCGGTGAAGCCGCGATGGAAGTCATGACCCTGGTCGAGGGCTCTGACCCCTAGACATTCACCACGGGTTGGCGTATGGTGTGCGTATGCCGAACAACGACAAACCCAAGCCACTGGTCTCTGGAGCAGCCTTCGCCGCGCTGATCGCTGCGTTGGTCATCTTCGTGGCCCTACGTACCGGAGACTCCGACGACTCGCACGAACCTGCTGCAGATCCTGTACCGGTTAGCAGCTCGCTGACAGTCACCCCATCGCCGTCGACCACTGTGGCGGTGGGTGTGTCGGCTGCTGATCGGGCGATCATGTCGACACAGGCTGCGCAGATGCAGACCGGTGTTGAGCGAATGCGCGCGGTCGGTCTGGCCGCTGAGGCCGCGGACCTTGACCGGATCTTCGCGGCGTGCACCGATCTGTTGGTGTGGGCGGTGAACTATCAGACCGTCATCGGCGAAGCGATCGCCACGGTGAACAGTGCCGACATACGGCGGGCGTTCGAGATCGTCGAGTCAGCGACTGTGGAGTGGGCGCGCTCCGCGCAAGCCTGCCTGGACGCCGACTTCGAGCAGTCGATCGTGCACACCGACGCAGCGACCGAGCTCATGGCGTTGGCTACCGCACAGATCGAAGCGATCGGCCAGCCATGACCAGTGACCTGCTTGTCACCCGGCTGGAGCAGGCCATCGCTGACGCCACGGAGATGACCCGCAACCCTGCGATGGGTGTGCGGTTGTCGGTGGCTGACGCACGGGCTCTCGCTGACCGCATAGAAGCCGACGCCCGACTCGTTGAGGCAGCCGACAAGCGTGCAGAGTTCTGGATGGAAGCCACGGACCTGGGCAAGGCCCGCATCACCGAACTAGAGGACGCCGCAGGCGATGTGCTCGCAGCGTTGGCCATCCCGCAAGGCCACCTCGCCCTCGCCGACGCCTCCGACTGCCTGGCGGCTGTTCTGGGGGACCAGCCGCAGGAGCACGACTGGGTAGACGTCTCGGACCATGTGTACCGAGGACGGCAGCCATGAGTGACCCGCTTGTCACCCGGCTACGAAACGAGAAGCTGACAGGGGCATTGGCGTTCGAGGCCGCTGACCGCATAGAAGCCGACGCCGAGAACCGCGCCCACATGAACGACCTAGTGGACCGCAACCTGGTCGACGCCGAGACAGCCCGAGCCCGCATCGCTGAGTTGGAGGGGGAGCGAGACCAGGCCCGCCGAATCGCAGTGCGTCTACTCGACGCAGCGGAAGTTGTCAGCGAGTGGGCGATGGCTACCGATGAGATGCCCGACGACGTGTACGACCGACTCCTTGACGGCATGGAGGACATCGACGCTGAGGAAGGTGGAATCATGCTCGACCTGTCCCACTGGGGGTGAGGACGTGTGTGTGGTGGCATGCAAAGGACCGTGCGGAATTGGAGAACCTGATGAATGATGGTCGGATTGATACGGAGCTTGACCCGGTCGCGGACTTTTTTCCATGGAATGAGTGCATCGAGCAGGCCGCGTTGGAAGAGAACCATTCGGTGTTCTGGGCGTTGTCGGCTATCAACGCCCAGCTGGTTGGGCTACGCGAGGACTTGCGTGCGTTGGTGGCGGCCCAACGGTGACCGCTGGGGGAGGGCGGCAGCCATGATCAGTGACGACATCGACCAGTGGGTCAAAGAGGTCGGCGAACGGACAGCGACAGAGTGGGACGCTCTACACCGCCGCATCACTGAGCTAGAGGACGCTGGGTGGCGAGTGGCACACACCGAAGGCCCAGACCGAGACGCAGCGGTCGAGGAGCTTGTCACCACGCTTCTACGAGACCAGCCATGAATGAGTGCAAAGTGGAGCCTCACGACTTCGACCGACTCATCACCCTGTGGGACCTGGTGACGTGCGGCATGGCTCGCCACCGATGCCGTCACTGCTACGTCCCACGGTCCGCTCATCCGACGAACGGCTGGGTTGCAGCTCGCTGGGTTGGCGATTGGCGGAGGCAGCCATGACCAGTGACCCGCTGCGGTGGCGCAAGAAGCCCGTCGTCATCGAAGCCTGGCAGCTCACTCAGATGAACGCCGCCGACGTCGCTGCGTGGTGTGGCGGAGACATCTACAACTTTGAGCGCCTCGCCGACGGCGAAGACATCTGGGTTGGGCTCACCATCCTGACGCTGGAAGGGGAGATGCTGGCGCAGCCGGGCGACTGGGTCATCAAGGGTGTGCAGGGCGAGTTCTACCCGTGCAAGCCCGACATCTTCGCTGAGACATACGAACCTGTGGAGGACGACCATGACCGGTGACCGCCCGGAGTTCGGCCGTGGCCCGTGGTTGCCGCGCCGCATGTACTGCACGTGCCGCATCGCCCCACACGACCACTGCCCGCGCCACGGCGCTGCAAGGGAGAACGAAAACCGATGAGTGATCAATCGAGGCCGAAGCCGGCGAGTGAACCGAAGCGCGACGAACCCGACGAGAAACCGAAGGGTGAGGCGCGCCCAACGATTGAACCCGGCAAAGGGCTCGGCCCTACCCGATGAACGAGATCATGCAGCACGTCTGCGACAAGTGCGGCAAGGCCGGTCTCGGACCGGCACCGGCAGCGTGGTACGAGCTCACCGGTCAGAACCTGGTGCGACCTCACCACTTCTGCAGCCGGCCGTGTGTCGCCTTGTTCGCTGATCATGATCTGCCGCGTGCCTATCCGCAGTCTGACGGTTCGCAGGGTGGCAGTCACGTAGCCTGACCGGTATGGCTCGCAAGCGTGAACGTGATCTCCGGGAGCAGCTCGCCGCCGCGCAGGAAGGTCAGCGCCAAGCGGTAGCGACGATGCAGCACATGCAGGAGACCGTCGCGATCGAGTCGACCCCTGCGTATGTGGAGTTCGCGCAGGAAGAGGTCGGCTGGTCCGAACTCAACGCCATCAACCTGCTGTCAGCGGTGAACCGCAGCGAACTGACGAGCATCGTGGAACGTTCCCGCGTGTACGCCATGTTCAACCCGCTGATCAAACGAGCAGTGCGGGTGCGCTCGGAGTATGTGATGGGCCGGGGCTGGCAGATGGCCCACGAATCCGAAGACGTGATGACGGTCGTGGACCGGTTCACCGGTGACCCGCAGTCCCGCAAAGCCCTGTTCGGACACCAGGCATCCCTCGAGCGGGCACGGGAGCTCGACGTCGACGGGAACGTGTTCTTCGCGCTGTTCCCCGACTCCCTCACCGGACACGTCCGCGTCGCACGCCTGCCGTTCGAACAGGTCGTCGAGATCATCGCTGACCCGGACAACGTGGACCGGGTGTGGTTCTACCGGCGCAGATGGCGGTCCGGGATGGAGACCCGCGAGGCTCTGTACCCGGCATGGGATTACGACCCACCCGACCGGCCCGGCGTGTGGACCGACAGGACGCCGATCTGGTGGACGCAGTCCGTGTACCAGGTGCGCACCGACCAATCGACCGGTGACGGGTTCGGGATCCCTGACACGTTCGCAGCGTTGAACTGGGCGCGGTCGTACAAGAACTTCCTCACCCAGTTCGCGAACATCGTGGCGTCACTGTCCCGGTTCGCGTGGAACGCGAAGACGACCGGCAACAAGGTGGCATCACTGCAGACCACGCTGCAGTCGAAGATCGGGCCGGGTGGCAGCGCGGAGACGAACCCGCCCCCGGTGGACGGCTCAGCGATGGTCACCTCTGGTGACACCGAACTGGCACCGATCGCGAAGACCGGTGCGACAGTCGACGTGGAGTCCGGGAAGCCGCTACGGCTGATGGCCGGCACCGCGATGGATCTGCCGGACACCATCATGTCCGGCGACGCTGATCAGGGGAACCGTGCCACCGCCCAAACTCTGGACCGGCCGACCGAGCTGGTGCTCGGGTCACGGCAGCAGGTGTGGGCGCAGGTCATCTCCGATCTGTGCACCTTCCAGATCGAGTGGGCGATCCGTGTCGGGGAGCTCCGGTCGATGGGTGAGGTGACCCGGGACCGTGAGGGCATCAAGGCGATCGTGTTCACCGACGACGACTTGATGCCGTACACGGCGCCGCAGGCGAAGTTCCCGTCACTGGTCGAACATGACCTCGGTGGCCTGGTTGATTCGATCGTGAAGGCAGCGAAGCTGACCGGTGTCGACCCGGAGGCGTTGCTGCGCATCGTGTACCAAACGCTCGAGGTCGAAAACATCGACGCTCTGATCGAGGATCACCGCGACGAACTCGACGAGGGTCCGTCTGCGCCGACGGGTGGGTTCCCGCAGGGTTCCGACATTGAGGAACTCGAGACCGATGAGGCGTTGGCCACGCTCGGCGCGGTGGTGACGCAGCTGCTCGAGTCCCGGTTCGGTGTCCCGCTTGCTGAACTGACGTCGTGACCGAGCCGTTGCTGGTGGAGGCCACGCGCCGCACTCGCAAGCTGCGTGAGACCCGAGCGGCGGAACGCAAGGTGGTGAAGGCGTTCCGCGCGAAGTGGACCGCTGAGCAGCGCGCTGTGCTCCGCACGTTGACCCGACACAAGGCCCGGTTCGGTACCGAAGCCGTTCGCGACTCACGATTCATGGTTCGCGAATCGTTGGTCGATGACGTGATGGCCAGCCTGAACAAAGCTGTGGGCACAGGGGACCGCACAGCCGCCAGACAACTGTGGGCGGCTGTACAGCCCACCATCACCGCCGGCGTGGCTGTAGCGGCCAGCAACCTGAACCGTAAAACCCCTGACAGCGACTGGGCGGAAGCCGCTGGGTACGCGAAGACGTACGGCGCGGACCGGGTGACCGACATCAACGACACAACCCGCGGGTACCTGCGCGCCGCGATTGCCAGAGCAGTGTCGAAGGGCACGTCGCATCGGACCCTGGCTCGTGACATCGCCGGCATGTACCGGGAGTGGCGCACCGCGAGGGGACGTAGCCGCGCCGAGCTCATCGCGATCACCGAGATCGGCGAAGCCTATGAGGCAGGGTCAGACGCCTTCTACGACCACGCCGAAACCGAGCACGAGCTGCGCCTCGAGAAGTCGTGGCTGTACGTCGACGACGACCGGGTGTCGAAGCAGATCTGCAAACCGAACGGTCAGCAGGGATGGATCCCGCGGGCCGAGGCATTCCAATCGGGACACATGCGACCGCTTGGCCACCCAGGGTGCCGCTGCAGCCAAGCAGTGAGGAACGTTCTCAACTAGCTGGGCTGGCCTACTCTGGACGCCATGCCTGCCGCAACGCTTCCCCGCCCAGACCTCGACGGCGTCTTCGTCACCGAAATTGTGTCCGCCGTCGGCCCCACGGTCACCGCCGCATCCGAGACCGACTCCGAGACCGGGAAGCTGCGGTTCCTGCAGAAGATCATTCAGCCCGGCTGGGGATCGTCCGCGTACTACCCGGCCGATGTGCTCGCCGAGACCGGCGCAGCGGCGTTCCCTGCGGGTACGCATCTGTACTGGGATCACCCCACGAAGACCGAAGAGTTCGACATTCCAGAGCGCACCCTCACGAAGCTTGCCGGTGTGACCACTGAGGCAGCGCAGTGGATGGAAGCTGGACCCGAAGGCGCGGGCCTGTACGCCATGTGTGAGGTGCGCTCGGAGTACGCCGGGCCGGTGAAGGAAATGCAGGAGTGGATCGGCACCAGCATCCGGGCGTACATCGCCGTGGAGGAGGGCGAAGCGGAAGGCCGCAGAGGTGACATCGCGACGGCGATGCTGGTGAATGAGTTCAACTCGGTGGACTTCGTGACCGTGCCCGGTGCGGGCGGCAAGATCGTGCGAGTGTTCGAGTCCGCCGGCCGGCCCGCGATCGAGATGCCGCAGCCCGCAGCGGAGGGCGACAAGCAGGCCGAGGAGGCGTACATCCAGTCGCAGTGGGTTGAGGCTCGGGTGCATTCGATGCTGACTGTGTTCTTTGATGACCTGTACGGCGGTGGGTATCTGACGAAGCCGAACCGCATCGCGATGTCCGGTGCTGTCGGCAAGATGCTCGACGTGCTGGCCGAGGTGATCGATTCCGAGGCGGCGGACATGAAGGAGCGGCGACCGTGGCAGCAGGCCCCCGGTCCCGGCGAGTTGGACGAGGGCGATGACGGCGACTCCACATCGGTAGAGGAATCATCGTCTACCCTTCCCGACATGACCGCAGGTGAGCCGAACCAGGAGGACGGCACGATGGCAGACACTGAGGTGTCGACCGAAAGCGGCGAGTCCACCACGACGACGACCAGTGAGGCTGGCCCGGATCAGGCGATCATCGACCGCATGAACCGGTCAGACGCCCGAGCGCATGCTTCGGAAGCGGTCGCCGAGTTGGAGCTCCCCGCCCCGGTACGGCACAAGATCCGGGAGGCCGCCCTGGCGACCATCCCGACCACCGAGGCAGGCGACGTCGACTTCGACAAGCTCGACGAGCAGATCGAGGAGGCCCGCAAGGCCGAGACCGAGTACCTGTCCGAGGTCACCGAGTCCGGGAAGATCACCGGCATGGGCGGCGACGCCAAGCCGGCCGACGAGTCGGACGAGGACCTCATGGACGCATACCTCGAGCGTCGGGGTGTCAACAAGGCCGGCCGCGAGGCCGCAGCACGGAGGGGTTAGCCGATGGCAACCAACGAGGTTCACTACCCCGGCAACCGGATCGAGGCCATCGAGTCCGATCTGGTTTCGGCCTCTGGGCCCACCAATTCCGGTGACCCAGTCCGTTGGGGTCAGCTCCCCGGCGTCGCGCTCAAGGATGCCGACACCACGAACGATGTCACGCCGATCGCCACTGAGGGCGTGTACAACATGTCCGTCAAGGGCGAGACCACGGTGAACGCCGCGATCTCTGCCGGCGACATCATCTACCTCGACGGCGCCGACGGATCCGCAATCCTCAACGCGGACTCCACGAACGGCGTGCGTTGGGGATACGCCCTTGAGGACGTCGCCTCCGGTGCGACGACCACCATCAAGGTCAAGGTCGGATACTAGGAGGCCGATACCAGTGACTACCTTCCTTCAGCACGTCGAATCGGTCTCCCAGATGACCGACGGTGCAGAGGTCTACGGCGAAGCCGGCGACGGCCCCCAGGACATGGACGCCAACGCTCGCGCCAACTTCGGTGCCGAGTCCGGTGAACGTGTCGGCGGCGGGTACAACCGCAAGACCCGGCGCAGCCCGCAGTACAAGGAGGCAATGGGTCACACCCTGCGTCTCCTCGAAGCGGTGCAGTCAGGCAACCGGCGAGCAGCGAACCTGTTCTCGGAGGCCATGTCGACGTCGGACTTCCCGCTCCTGTTCGGAGCGGTGCTCGACCGGGAACTCCTCGGCCGGTACGCCATGTACCCGAAGATCTGGACGAAGTTCTGCAAGCCAGGCACTGTCCGCGACTTCCGCACGGTGGAACGGTTCGCGATCGACGGGGCAGGCACGGCGCTCACCGACACTGTCGAGGAGCTCACCGAGTACCCGGGCGCAGCGGAGTCCGAGACCCGCTACACGTACGCGGTCCGCAAGTACGGCCGGCAGCTGGCGTACAGCTGGGAGCAGCTCGTCAACGACGATCTGGACGCGTTCAACGACCTGCCGCAGAAGTGGACTGAGGCGGTCGCCAAGGGCGAAGACAGGTTCGCGACGGACCTGTTTGTCGGCACGTCGGGACCGGACGGCACGTTCTTCGCGGCGGGCAACAACAACGTGATCACCGGCAACGTCAACCTTGACACCGCCGGTCTCCGTACCGCCTTCCAGGTGTTGGGCAACCAGACCGACCCCGACGGTGACCCGATCGTGGTCACGTCGCGGGTGCTGATGGTTCCCCCGGCGCTCGAGGTCGAAGCCAACGAGTTGATCAACGCAGTGTCGATCGACATCACCGACGGCAACGACCGGGTGCGGGCACGCAACTGGATGGCCGACGGTCTCGAGGTTGTCGTGAACCCGTGGATCAAGGAGATCGCGACCAGCAACGGCGACACGTCGTGGTTCCTGTTCGCGTCCCCGTCCGAGGGTCGCCCCGCCGGCGAGTTCGGCCGCCTACGGGGACACGAAGAGCCACGCATCTTCGTGAAGTCCTCGAACGCTCGGGAGATCGGCGGCGGTGACGTCGACCCGATCACCGGCGGTCAGATCGAGGACGACTCGATCCGGTACCGGGTGCGGCACTGCTGGGGGGGCACCACGCTCGACCCGCGGGCCGCTGTGGCGTCGAACGGCACGGCCTGATAGATCTGCGTCAGTAAGGGTCCAGAGCCCACACACCGGTTCACGAGGCGGGTGTGTGGGCTCTGCCGCGTCTCGGCCGCGTCGTAGTCTGGACGTATGGCCGTTGACTACAGCACCGATGTCGGCAAGGTCCGCCTGTTGATCGCTGACACCGATGACAGCGTCGCAGCGAACCTGCTGTTCACGGACACCCAGATTGAGACGTTCCTGACGCTCGAGTCCGACAACGTGAAGATGGCGGCTGCGCAGGCACTCGAGGCGCTGGCCACGAACGAGACGATGCTGCTGAAACGCATTCAGGTGCGGGGCGGCGCCGATGTGTCCACTGATGGGCCAGCGGTGGGTCGTGAACTCAGGCTGCAGGCCAAGCAGCTACGGGAACAGGCACAGGACGACGGAGCGTTCGCTGTCGCTGAGATGGTGCAGACCGCTGATCAGCTGTTGGAGCGTCGCCTGAAGCAGGAGATGAAGTCCTAGTGCCCCTGTACGACGCCGGGGCGACGCGGGGCACGGTCGGTGAACCAGCCGGCTGGAAGACCACCCTGTCCACGGTGCTGGACGAGATGCGGGACGACACATGCACGATCTCGCGTGCCGCGCACACCCGCAACGACATGGGCGGCTCAACGATCGTGCGGTCGAACCTCGCGACCGGAGTGAAATGTCGGGTGTCGTTCAACGCCGACTACGAACGCACACAGGGCGCCCGCATCGCGACGGACGCCGAGTACATCGTGGCGTTGCCGACAGGGCAGGACATCCGACACGATGATCGGATAGTGGTCGATGGGACTGGCGTAACCTTCGATGTTGCAGACGTCGACGACGCGGCGTCACATGGGGTTGAGGTCTGGGCGTACTGCCGGAAAGCGAGCACATCATGAGCGAAGTTCAGTTGGTGAAGTACGAGACCGACACCGGCGAAATCGCGGAGGAGCAGTGGGTCACGGTCGACGAGGCCGACGAGATCCGCATCGAGGACGCGGGCTGGCATCTGTCCGGGGAGACCCGCAGTGATCGCGTCAAGCCGTATCCCGATGACGGCGAGATGTATGTCGGCCCCGCAGATGATGATGATGGGGATGATGATGTGGTGGAGGACCAGTGGGCGGCCATGGCGAACTGGTCGAAGGCCGACATTCGCGAGGACGCCGCCACGATGGGCTACCCGCTGGACGACGTCCCGGAGTCCGCGACTCGCGCTGCGCTGCTCGCCGAGTACCGGGAGCGCGCCGAAGCCGACAACGAGTAGTCGGCTGTGTCGGTCCGCATCCTGGTCGACAACAGCCAACGGGTCGCTAGCCAGCTTGAGCAGCTTGGCCCGAAACTGATCGACGGGGTACTTCTCGAGATCGAAGCGTCATCGAAGCCGTTCACTCCGGTCGACACTGGGCAGCTGCTGCGAGGCACTCACGTCGAGAAGACCTCCCCAACGTCAGGCGCAGTCGTCAACGAGGTCGAGTACGCCGTGTACGTCCATCAGGGCACCCGGTTCGTTGGTGCCCGCCCGTTCCTCATCCAAGGGTTCCTCGCAGCGCAGGACCGCATTGTGCAGTTCCTACAGCAGGCAGTCAGACAGGCCGCACGGTGAGTTTCCCGCTGTTCGACGTGCACCGATTCATTTTCGCTCAGATCGACGGTGACTCCGCCTTGGAGACCGCTCTCGGCGGGTCCGGTCGCATCTGGGAACATCCCGCCCCGCTGGACGCCGACTATCCGTTCGTGACGATCGACCATGTCGGCGCCGGCGACCGGCGAGGTGTGGACCGGGCACGGCATCTCACGCACGCCCTGTTCATGGTGCGGGTCGTGGACCGCGACAAACACAGCATCGCCGAACTCGAAACCGCGGCCGACCGGATCGACGTGCTGTTGGACGGTGCCGGTGGTGCGCTCGGTGACGCCTCACAGATCTCCCTGTCGAGGGAAGCGATCACCGATGTGTCCGAGATCGATGGGAGTTCCCGGATCCTGCACCTCATCCAGCACTATCGGGTGTTCTTCCACGACGTGTAACCTGACGTCCGGTGCACCCTCACGGCGGGTGTCTTCTGAACCATGGATCGGCCCCCGGACCAGCAATGGCCGGGGGTTCAGTCTGTCCCCGCCAGGGTGGTCTACCCTTCACGGTGAAGCGCCAAGGCTGTAGGAGGATCGATGGTCGAGCGCAGCACGTCTACCGAGGGTCTCCAGATCGGTGTCGAGTCCACCGCCGGCACGGCCGTCGCGGCGAACAAGAAGATGCGAACGTTCGACGCGATTCCTCGTGTCAACACCGGTTCGCAGATCCACCGCTCCCCAGGCCTCACGCTCCCCACCAGGGTCGTGCCCGGCAAGGAGCACCTGGATTGGAACTTGCAGGGCATCGCCAACTACGGCGAGATCACCTATCTGCTGGCGTCCCTGTTCAACACGCCGTCACCAACCCAGCAGGGCGCCACCTCGGCGTACGAGTGGGTGTTCACTGAGGACATCGACGCGATCGACACGTCACACAAGACGTTCACGATCGAGAAGGGCCAGTCCGCTCGGGCCTATGAGGCGCCGTTCTTCGTGGTCACCGAGCTCGGTGTGGCGTACACCCGTGACGGTGTCGCGCTGACCGGTTCCGCTGTGTCGCAGGAGTTGACGGACGGGATCACCATGACGGCGTCCCCGTCGTATGTGGACGACGAGCCGGTGGTTCCCGATCACGTGTCCGTGTACCTCGACACGACGTCGGGTGGGTTGGGGACGACGAAGCTCACGAAGGTGTTGGCGGCGTCGATCAACATCGCGAACGGGTGGAACCCGTACTACGCGTTGAACAACGCGGAGCCTTCGTTCGCTGGGATCTCCAAGGGCGGCCTCGTGGGCACCGTGTCGTTGGACCTGATCGCCGATTCGACTGCGATGGGGTTCCTGACGGACTGGCAGAACGCCACCCGCAAGTTCCTCCGTCTGGCCTGCGACCACGACGACGCCAACGGTATCGACACGTCGGAGACCTACCAGCTGTACTTCGATTGCGCTGTCGACGTGGAGGACTTCCGGTCGATCGACGACAACGACGGTCTCACCGCGGTGTCGGTGCAGTTGCAGATCATGGCGGACACCACGTGGGGTAAGGGCGTCGAGGTCAACGTCCACAACGCGCTCACCACCCTGTAGATCTCCTTGCAAGGAACCCGCGGTTGCTCGCCGTCTGTGCCCAAGGTCAGGGTGGTGTCACAGGCGGCGGGTAGCCTCCCGGTTCATGGAACTAGGAGACATCGTCCCGTCCCGACGCACCCTGAAGGTGCCGTTCGGAGTGGACCCCGAGACCGGTGACCCACAGTTCGTGACCCTGGTGTATGACCCGACGATCTACACCACACAGTTCGCGACGCAGCCACGCTCCGACGCCGAGTCCCTCGCAGTGCTCGGCCTCGAGTGGGACCTGGTGTGGTCACAGGTGCATGAAGACCTGAACGAGGACCGCGTGATCGAACCGCCAATCAAGGCCGGAGAGGTCATCCCGTTGACGCCGGCGCATCTGCAGCTGATCACGGTGCCGGTCCTCAACAAGATCGTCCGCAACCTGTTGGAGGATCTGCGCGAGTTGGGAAAAGAGGAACCGACGCCCTAGAACGCGTCTGGCGTGTCGGCTCCCTGGTCGGCATGGACAACGTCCCCGACGAGTACTGGGATGACGTCCCCGACTGGTGGCAGTACGTGGTGTGGGGACAGCAGTTCAACATCGCGCCGTGGGTGCTCGCCGGGTACCCCGAAGATGACCCGCCGATGTGGTGGATTCACCGGGCGTCCACCGCCCGCAACATGGCCCGCAAAGATTGGAAGGGCCTCCACCACCAGCACGGCAAACCACCAGACCGGAAGTAGGCATCTACCATCAGGGTCCTATGGCGGAACTGATGAGGGTCGAAGTCGCCGCGGTAGCGACCGGGTTCGATCGCACCGCCACCGATGTCCGCAACCTCGCGGGCAACGTGCGAGCGTCCGCACAGACAGCAGACACCGAAGGCCGCAAACTCACCCGGTCAATGTCGACCATGGCCGGCGCAGTGGGTGGCGTGTTCGCCCTGGCGGGCGCTGAACTGATCCAGTCCGGTCGTCGAGCGTTCGAAGCCGGTGTTCAGATGGAGGAGGCGCTGGTACGCATCCCTGCGCTGGTCGGCGACGTCGGCATGTCCGTCGAGCAGATGAAGAACCAGGTCAACGACCTGGCACGTGAGACCGCCCGACCGGCTGGTGAGCTCGCCGAAGCCCTGTTCGCCATCACCTCAGCCGGGTTCTCCGGCGCTGACGCCATGGCCATCCTGGAGCAGTCCGCCAAGGCATCCGCTGCGGGTCTCGGCAACACCCGCGACGTCAGCTTCGCCGTCGGCTCAGCGGTCAACGCCTACGGCTCGGAGGTTCTCTCCGCAGCTGATGCGACCGACATCCTGACCGG